CCGCATGTTTAGATTGATGGCATTTTGTCCCCTCAAGTCTAATTGCCTGCTCAAAACGCTTTGCAAGAGGCCCAGCAAGCTGATTCTGGTCGTCAATATAGCACCACTGTTTCAGTTTTTCTGAGTTATTTTCTAATGCCCAACGAATAATGGATGCTTCACCATATTCTTCTTTCATTTCTTGAAGTTCGTCGGCTATTTTTGCCTCATCAGGAATATTTTCTGTTATTCTATTGGTTTCTTCAAATGAAATGTTACCATAAACTCTAAGAACTTCTTTTAATGCTCCTCTACCTTTTAGAGTATTAAATGTGATCATTTGACTAACTTTTTCAATGCCATATTTTTGCTTGATATAATCAATAACACTTTCTCTTTTATCTATTGGAACGTCAACATCAATATCTGGCATACTTATTCTTTCAGCAGTATTTCGTCCACTATTATAGAATCGTTCAAATAGTAAATCATATTTAATTGGATCAATACTTGTTATGCCCAAAAGATATGATACTAGACATCCAGCAGCACTTCCTCGTCCTGGTCCAGGAAGCCAATTATTTGACTTTATATATTGGATAATATCTTGAACAATTAAAAAATATCCAGCTAATTTTGCTTCTTTCAAAACAGTGAGTTCATTTTCTAGTCTTGTTTTATAAGAATCATCTAATGATAATAATAACAGTTTATCATGAGTAATTTTAGTTAAATATTCATGTTCTGTTAATCCGTCTGGACATTTGAATGGTGGAAGCCTTGGTTCGCTTAATATGTCATATGTTTCTATCATAGAATCAATAACAATAGTATTATTTAATTCATCTGTTGTATGCCATTGCTTCATTTCGTCATATGATGGTATATGGTAATTATCAGACTTAAAAAATATATCCATGCCAAACGATTCATTATCAATTAGTTTTTTATTAATTTCTGTAAAAGTTGTTTTGAGATTATTGCATAATAATATTCTTTGATCAACAGCATCTTCTTTTGTGCAATAATGAGCATCACATGTGGCAACAAGTTTAATATTTTCCATAGACCTATAAAAAGATGTTAAGGTCTTTTGCACAGGATTGATTTCTGAATCCATTAATTGACATTCTATAAAAACATTGTCTTTACCAAAGATATTATTTAATTCTTCAACTTTTAACTTGAAAATATCTTCGGCATTAGATTTTAAAATGCTTCCATCAAGAATATCATCAGCAATCACTGATCCTGGATGTCCAGTAATGCATATGAAATTTGAACAATCAAATTTTGCCAAGTCATTTAAAGACAATCTTGGTTTGTAGTAAAAAAACTCCGCACTATTTGATCTTGATACTAATTCTATCAATGTTTTCCATGCTTTATGATTTTTGCACAGAATAACCATGTGCGATAGATCAGAATTTTCTTTGCTTTGTAATGAGGCGTCTTGTTGACATATGTACAACTCTATACCCAAAATTGGCTTGATACCACTTTTCTTCATTTTTTGGTAGAATTGTATTGATCCGCATATGTTTCCATGATCAGTTAATGCGCAGCTTTTTATATTTAAAGATTTGCATCTATCTGCTATTTGATCAGGTTTTGATAGTCCGTCCAATAAACTGTAATGACTATGAACATGGAGCGGTATGTATGACATTATTCAACGGATCCTGGGTCTTTATACTTAGTAACATTATGGCCCAAGAACGTATAGTTGTCAACCACAAAATCTATGCCATGCAAGTCTGTGTCGTGTTTAATTTGCTCACACTTACACATTGGTTCACCAATAGTGGTTTTCATACCGTTTCTATATTCTATTAATGGTTCGTTATCAAAAGCTGTTTTACCAAAATGACATAATTTATTGCATTTCCATGTTTTATTTAGTCTTGGTTTTTGCGTACTTTTAATTACTTCAAACTTTTCACGAAGCATTTTTTCAGTTTCTGGAATATCGCTTTTATCAAAACAAACAGAAAAGGCTCCTCCATCATTAATGAAATTGATAGATACTATAATATGCTGTATATGAGGATATAATATACTAACTGCATAATGATACATTCTTAATTGGGGATCTTTTTGTAGTTTTGCTAATGTTTTTTCTTCTCCAGTTGCCCAATCTAATCTTCTTCCTGTTTTCCAATCAATAATCTCAAAAGTATCATCTTGTATTTTGGTGATTAAATCAATAGTTCCTTTTATACCAAGATTTCCTTCAATTTTACCATCATTAGTATCAAATTCATATTTAGCCCACGGTTTGTCAATTATAATATCAAATTTTTGCTCGGGTTGAACAATATTTCTTAACCTCGGATCAAACATTCTACCATTATATGTAACAGCCTGATTTATCCATTTTGTACAATCTTTCTTATCTTTTTCCTCCCATTCATGATGAGTAAATCTTGATGTGTAGTATTCGTATACTGTTTCGATAAGATAATGAATAAAAGATGAATCAAACATGCTATTTTGTTTAATATCAATATCGCCAACAACATCATCCTGAATAATATTTTGTTTATTTTGTTCAGAATGTTTCATCATTGCTAATATTTCTAAAACCTTATGAACAATAGTTCCTTTATCTGCCTTTTTATTTGATGGAGATCTATGTCCTAATACATATTCTATGAAATATTGCTGTTCACACATACTATGGGTATTATATGAACTGCTTCGTAAGTATGTGATTATAATGTTAGAATTCCTTCTTTAATTAAGATTTGGTTTATAATATCATTTTGATCAGAAATAGATAGATTATTATTATCAATAACGTAGTTAAAATTAGCATCAGCATAATTGATGCTATCTAAAGCGGTTTCACTTTCATGATTAGAATTAAATGGATTCCTGGTAAGTTTTATAACTATTCCACCAACTTCTTTAATTGCTTCTACTTCATTAGGAAATCTACAGTCAGCAATTATTGCTAATGGAAACTTATCGTTATATATTTTGTTTATTGTTGCTGATACCCATACATCTTGTTTCATTTTTCTAAAGATATTAGTTCCAACAAATTGCATTACTTCTCTAGCGGTTAATCTGTTTCCTTCCCAATAACAATTTGTTAAAGTATTTTTATGATCATCGCTACCATAACATTGATCATTTGTTAATCCTAATATTGATATGCAAATATCTTTTTTTAACGGATCAGCAAAATTATATATTTTAGATTTATGACCAAATGATTTCTCAATATATTTTGATGTTACAAACTCAGAACACGTTGTTTTTCCAGACTGTTTACGTCCTGCAAATGCAATTATTTTTGTCATAATATTTTTTCCAGATAGGTTTTAATTTCTTTTTCTATTTCGTCGTTTGTCATATCTCCAACATCATTTTTAGAAATTTGCGGTGAAAATATCCGATATGTTTTGGAACACTTTTTTAGTATTTGTTTTTTAGCTGTTTCGCCAGCACTATCATTATCTGTTAAGATTACTAAAGTCATCGCACCGGCCAAGTCTAATAATATTTTTTGCTTATCGCTTAATACTGAACCAAACATTGCAACGCTATTATGTATTCCATTTTCTTCTAATCTCCAAACATTACCTGGTCCTTCAACAAGTATTGCTATACCAGTTGATTTTATATAATCTTTTGCAAACCAGTAGTTGTAAAGGTTTTCTTGGCTCTTAAAGTCATAGTTATGTTTCCATTTAGAGTATTTATATTTATCCTTATCTTCTGGACAAGGATTAGCAGTATTATGGTGGCACTTACAATTGTCGCACTTTTCAAATATGCTTCTACCAGTACATCCTATCATAAATTCATAATCAGCATCATATATCGGTGCAACCACCCTGTTATACATTTCCTTGCCTTTGGATAAACATAGTCCGATATCATATTTGTCAAGGATTTCTTTTGAATATCCTCTGTCTATATAATATTGGCATGGAAATTGTAATAGTTGTCTAACTTTATTTCTTGGAACACCAATTTGTTTTTTAGCTTGCTTATTACTTTTTAGATTATTAACAATAGTATTGAACTTATTTTTTTCTGTATTTTTTGATTTAACTATTTGAGGACTATCATTTTCTAAAAATTTTTCAATAAATTTTAAAGTATCAGCAAAAGATACAACCTTATCTCCTTGTTGCTGCCAATTATGACTTCTATGAGATAGAACACCTCTTATAAAGCCAATAATAGATCCCATAAATATTTCTTCACACTTATGAGTTCTACACTTCCAATTTCCTCTATAGTCCTCACCATAAGGATATATATTAAATGCTGACGCATTATCTCCACCATGTATGGGACAATTGCATATAAACATTTTAGATGTTTTTCTAGCATCTATTTCAAAATAGTCAAATATATCATCAATTCTATCGCATAAAGCATCTGATATATTTTTTAAATCTTCTTGATTATATAAAGGAGATTGATTCGTCACTATCTTGTTCATTGTTTTCTTTGTCTTCAATAACAAAACCATCGGATTTATTTCCTTTATTTTTCATCAATTCTATGCGAGTTTGACCCTCTGTAATCTTTGCACACCAACCTTTCATGTGGCAATTAATATAATCATTTTCATCTAATCCACCACCATGTCTACTGATTACTGGCACTAGTTTTCTATTTCCATTTTGCGGACCATCCTCAGCCATTTCTTCGTCTGTTTTACGTTTAAATATTGTAAAGTTACTACAAAGCCAAACTATTCTATCTGATCCGCTCGCAGTATCTGTGCTTTCTTTGGTTATACCATCTCTATTTAATTGAATAAATGCTACGATAGGTATTTTATATTTAACAGCAAAATTATGTAAACTTG